TAAAATGAGCAAAGAAGCAGATCAAATATTAGAACTTTATAATAAACAAGTTTTATCTGTAAAACTACTTAATAAGATTAAAGATTGGTTAAACGAAGAAGTTAAAACAAACAACAAATACACATTTGATGATTACAATGGTTTTGATGATTCAGATGTTTATTTGTTTAGAGGTCGTGCAGAAGTTGCAAGTGGCTTACTAGAACAAATAAATGAATGGGAGAAGTCATAATGAATATTTTTAAAATCAATGTAATTAAAGATTTACAAGAGTTAGGTAAATTAGGAGTAGGATCACCTCACATAATTACCAAAGTTAAAAACGGTGTTTATGATGAAGTCATTAAAGATTTTGAAAATGGCAGTGCTTCTGTAACAGAAACAAGTGACTTTATATTAGAGGGGTTTGCAAAATGAGTAGATTATCTGACAAACTACTTGAAGTAGAATTGTTCGTAGGTGAGCAGTTGCAGGACTACACAAACGAGCAGGTGTTAAAGCAAGTCAAGATTAAGTTTGGTGTTGATATGTATGTAGAGCATGCAAAGGATTTGCTTAATGAATTTCAACAAGAACTTAACTTTCAGAGGTTACAGCCATGATTTTAGTTAAAAGAATAGATATGGCATTACATATTCAAGAACTATGTGCAGTTGAAAATATATCTGTAAGCTATCAATCGCTTACAGAAACTGTTCCTAAATATTCAGCTATTCCATCTAGGCGACACATAACCATTAGACCGACTAAGAACACGGGCTATTATGTGTCTGCTTTACATGAAATCGGTCATATACTTGGTGGCAATCAATCTCGTAACAACACAACAAAGGAGAAAGAAATTGGTGCATGGATTTGGGCAATGTTACATGCGATTGTATGGACAGATACAGCAGATCGGGTCATGGCTAAAGCATTACGTTCATACGGTATTAGCCAATCTGAAATCGAGGAACTCCAACACAAATGGAATCCAACAACAAGAGATGAGGAGCGAGAAATTGCATAATTCTAAATTAATTAGACTACACATTCAAAGGGCTACTCCGTATAGGAGTGGCTTTATGGACAAAATTGTTCGGATATTGGACAAGATAAAAGAATGGTAAAACGAGCAAAAATTCATAGCACTAGCAGAGGTTGGGAGAAATCTCTTAAAAAATCTGCGAAGGCTAAAGAACGCCAACAGGAAAAGCGAAGAATTGTTCGGGAAATCAAGGAGGCAAAAAATGGTTAAAATGTTTGTTTTAATATGTGTCGTATGGGTAGAAGGCAGTCGCCATGAAGGTGGCGAACAAAAGTGTATTATGCACCAAAGTCAAGTGCATTATGCAAATATAGATCAATGTCGTGCTGATATACCTAAAAGCGAATTGTTAATTGAAGGTGCTATATTTGATAATTTTGGCGAAGAACCAATAGATCATCAAATTATGGCGGGTTGTTTTGAGGGAGCATAATGATTAGAAGAGAACCAAAGAAGAAGTTTGTTATACATTGTAAGGAAGTTAAATACTACAATGTTGACATTGAGGCTGATAGCTACGAAGAGGCTGAAAAGAAATGGCAGTCTATAGCTAAAAGGCGTGACTACACAACACTACACCAAGAAATTAATGTTATAAGCATAAGTGGAGAAGAAAATGAAACTTAAAGTTATAGATAAAAAAGAAGATCAGCCAACACTTGAAGAAGCACAAAAATTTATCGGTGGCTGGATTGAAAGAGTACAATTAAAAAACAATGATATTTTACTTATTGATGAAGAGGGTAAATTAAAAAATCTTGATGTAAATCAAAAGGCTACAGATCATTGGGTTGAAAGTTATGGCATGACTGACGTTATCGTTGGTGATGCCATTTTAATTAAACGAAGTGCTTTAACGGATTTGTGGTGATTTTAATGAACGTACAACAATTAATAGAAATATTAGAAAAAATAGACGATAAAACTTTGCCTATAAGAGTAATAGAAGAAAAAGATTATTACGAAAGTGGGGATGCAAAGCCAAACTTTTGGTTACACCTTGAAACCGATATTGAACTTAATAATACGGGTCAATCAGGTTATGAGCAATCAGGAGAAGTTAGATTGATAGGGAGTGAATAAATGATTGATATAAAGATCGGAGATTGTCGGGAAGTGTTGAAAACATTGCCCGATAAGCATTTTCAAACATGTGTGACAAGCCCACCATATTACGGATTACGGGATTACGGAACAGCTACTTGGGTAGGTGGATCGGAGAATTGTTCGCATATTGCTGGTACTGCTAGACGAGATGCACACAGAGAATTTGGAACGGGAGATGTTTTAACTATGCAATATCGTGATGTTTGCGAAAATTGTGGTGCAAAACGAGTGGATTCACAAATCGGACTGGAAGAAACACCCGAACAATTTGTCGAGTCGCTGGTCAATGTGTTCCGTGAAGTCAAGCGTGTGCTTAAAGATGACGGAACTCTATGGTTGAATCTAGGCGATAGCTACTCTAGTGGCAGTAGAACTAGCACAACGAACCAAACTGTTCGGGGTAATACTGATTACGGAGTTACTAGACCACCACCAATTGTTGGTATAAAACCAAAGGATTTAATAGGAATACCCTGGCGTGTGGCTTTTGCCTTGCAAGCTGACGGTTGGTATTTGAGGCAAGATATAATATGGCACAAGCCTAATCCTATGCCCGAAAGCGTACAGGATAGATGCACAAAAGCCCATGAATATATATTTCTGCTTAGTAAAAGCCCTCATTATTACTACGATAATGTGGCTATCAAAGAAGAAGCACAGGATTGGGGAACTCGAGACCGAACAAATGGTAAGTATCATAATGAAGGTACTGGGTTAAATCCACATACTGGTCTTGAAAAGTCATATGAAACAAAAAACAAGCGTAGCGTATGGACTGTTAACACAAAGCCCTACAAAGAAGCCCATTTTGCCGTGTTTCCTACCGATTTAATCGAACCAGCAATACTGGCTGGATCTAGCGAGAAGATTTGTTCGGGTTGTGGAACTGCCTACAGGCGTGAAATGGTCACAACTGGCGTTCCCGATAGAATTGTTCGGGATCATATGGTTGGCGTTATACCTAAACGAGATAAACCGACTCGTATGAATAGCAAGGATATGCTGTCATTAACGAAGGAAGATAAGGGTTTTGTTAAGCAATGTGACTGCGATACCAGTGAAACCGAACAAGATCGGGTATTAGACCCGTTTGGTGGATCGGGAACTACTGGACTGGTAGCTGATCGTCTTGGGCGTAATGCAACTGTTATAGAACTTAATAACGAATATGTAGAAATAGCTAAAAACAGACTGGAAGGCGACTCCCCGCTGTTTTCAAAAGTGGAGGTGAGCTAATGGCTAAAAAGAAACAGAAGAATTGTTCGCAATGTAAAGAAAAGATTGTCGCTGGCATGGAACTGGTGATGAATAACCGAACAATTTGTCTTGGTTGCGCTGTTGAGAAAGGAATAGCACAGCAATGGCAAGCACCAATAAGTCATGTTCTTCATTGTGAATATGATGTTTATTCCTGTCCAGAATGCTACAGGAATTACACCGAAATGATGGAGCATCTGGGGTATGTTTGTACCAAACAAGGTACGTTCTATAAGCCTACAAATGACCCCAAAATTGTGGTGCTTTATGAGTGATTTACTTACCACTTACCAACTTACTCGGTAAGTAAAAATGACGGTAAGTAGTAAGTCATTGAAATTGTTCGGGTTTTTGAAGCAACTTACGGAGGTTACTTCTTATCACGGTAAGTTAGAATTTAGCTTTAAGTCATTGATTTTAAAGCTACTTACCAACTTACCGAACTTCCCCCCTAAAGGGGGGTTTAGGGGTCGGTAAGTAAACCGACCACCTAACCTATTAACTGGTAACGAAATGGAGATAAAATAAGATGCCAAAAGTAGCAGAGAATTTAACGAAGGAACAGCGACTCGCTGGGTGGAAAAGATTGACTGATAAACAGCAAGACTTTCTGAATAACTTTATGCACAAGGATATGACGCAAACACAGTCGGCTAGACAAGCAGGATATTCTAATCCTGGCGTTGATGCTGTTAGGCTGTTGCGTAATCCAGTCGTTCAGGAACGCTATCAGGAAATGCGTGAGGAAGCCCGTAGTCGGTTCGGGGTAACAATTGATAAGTCTGTTCGGGATTTGCTGAAGATTCGTAACGAAGCGTGGGAATCGGGGAAATTTGGTGAGGCTATTCGGGCTGAAGAACTGCGTTTAAAGGCTACTGGATTATTGGTTAACAAGGCTCATGTGCTACATGAACGCACAGACAGTATGACAAGGGAAGAAATACTGGCAAAACTACAGGAATTTCAAGACATAGCACAGAAACGCATGAAAACAGCCATAAAGACCCATAACGACCCAGACTTGATAGAGCAAAATAGCGTGAAAACCAAAAACTAGCATATTTACTTGGAGGGGGTACTCTTGGGTTCTCCCGAACAATTCCTGTACGCATAGGGATCGGGGTATAATCGGGCTTATTATCGGGCTTATTATAGGGCTTTGATCGGGATCGGGCTTGTTATCGGGGTCATTCTTTGGCAAATTGTTCGGGTTAGGATCGGGGTCCTCCTGCCTCCAGCAACCCGAACAATTGTTCCCTGTGGATAGATCCCAGCAGGTGTACCTGTCCTTCCTGCTGGAAAACCGAACAATTGTTCTAACCTTCACGGGCTGGATCTGGTACGGCTGGATCTGCTAATTTATGTCATATGATATATTTTTTTTATTTTTTTTTAATTTAGTTGTTGACAAGGTAGCAATCATTACATATATTAGTATTAATTAAACAGCCAATGGAGAAAAAAATGATAGTACAAACAGTAAATGAAAACCAATTCATAGACGCTTTTAGAACTTGGGATACATACAAGAATAATTTTTCTTATGAAGGACTTAGAGCGTTATATGAATATTTGGAAGAAGTTGCGGAGTGTATGGATAGCGGGCAGGTTGAACTTGATGTTGTAGCAATTTGCTGTGACTACACCGAGTTTGAAAACTTGAAAGACTTTCAAGAACAATACGGAAAACAATATAACCAAGTATTAGGAGGAGAAAAAGATTGTCTTGATTATTACACTTCTGTCATTCTTCCTGATTGTTGGCAAGGTAAGGAAGACAACGAAAAAGATTTACCATTCATAATTAGACAATTTTAACGGGGGTTATCATGTTATTTTATACAATCTTCTTAAATGTAATAGCATTCGCACTATTTACCGCAACAGTCTTGCTCTTTCTTTTGTAAATTGTTCGGGGATCGGATCGGGGGTTCTTCCCCCGATTTTTTCCTGTAGATACCGAACAATTGTTCCCTCCCCTCCCCCCTCCTGCTTCCAGACCTGTAACCGAACAATTGTTCGCTTCTGTCCTGCTGGTTCAGGGAATCCTGTTCCTGAAAAAAAATAAAAAAAAGTTTATTTTATTGTTGACAGGTGTTGTAATGATTGCTATATATAATATATTAATTAACCAAAGGAGAAACAAAAATGAATAACATGAACAAACTGGTAACAATATGGAACGACTGGACTAAAGCGAACAACTTGCCCAGTATGAGTGCCAGCGAGTTACTTTGGCAAGAAGGGTTAGACGAAAGCCAAAAAAGATTCATCAATGCCTTCATCGAAATGTGGGAATCAATGTCAGCATACACATCATCTTGGAATCAATAGGTTTCTCCGAAAAAAGTCCAGCAGGTTGCTGGGCTTTTTTTTATCTACAGGGCGAACAATTGTTCGCTATTATTTTCCTGTGCAGTTGCATGGTTATCAATAAAAAAAAATAAAAAAAGTTTATTTAGGAGTTGACAAGGGTGGTAATGATTGCTATATATATAGTAATTAAACAAGCCAATGGAGAATGATATGTTTGATATAGAGTATAAACTAGGTTGGAGATACATAGTATGGGTAGGCGGTGTAGACGACTATTATAAAAACTATAAAGATGCAAAAGAGGCAGCTCAAGAGTGGACTGATGCAGGTTACGACTTTGTGGAGATTCAAGAACTATCAGAATTAAGAGGGAGTCAATAATGTTGTATTTAGCATACGGTGCAAACCTAAACAAAAGAAACATGGCAGTAAGGTGTCCACTTGCGACACCTCTATGCAGTATTAATCTAAAGGGTTACAAGTTAGCCTTCAACAATGTAGCGACTATCGTCAAATCAGCAGATGATTCCGTGCCTATTGGGGTGTGGAGAATTACCGACAAGTGTGAGAAAGCACTAGATAAGTATGAGGGTTTTCCTAATCTATACCGAAAAGAATACTTCGACTTAACTAAGATAGGATTGAATCAGGGTATGGTATACATAATGAACTATGCAGGTCAGGCAGTACCGAACAAAATTTACTTCGACACCATAAAGCAGGGGTATCAGGACTTCCAGCTTAATACCGAACAATTAGTAAATGCTGTACTGGAAGCATATGATTACGAAAAAGATACTGGTCGAGTCATTCAAACGAGGCGTGGTGGGAGCAGATGGAGGTAATTGTTCGCTTCGCCCAGCAAAAAAGCCCAGATCCTTCTGGGTTTTTTTACAGGTAAATACCGAACAATTGTTTGCTAATCGGGAGGGCGCTGATCGGGAAGCACTCTGATCGGGAAACTTTTTGACGGCATTTTAGAGAATCCCGATTCTGAGATCCCCATTCCTAATAGAAATTTTTTTTGATTTTTTTAAAAAATAAAAAAGTCAATAAAAACAAAGACTTATAATTAATTAAATTAGTTATATACTATATATACAAAAAATAAATATTGTAATCATTACTAGAACTGTTATTTTAATTAGACATTTTAATTTAATTGGAGAAACAAACAAATGACTATTTTAAACAATACCAACAGACCTTATTTTTTAACTTTTGGCTTAGAACCTGAATTTGTTAGACCGCATTATTCAGGTGTAGATATTCATAATCATGTTGATGGAGTATTTGCAAAATCAGATGGCAGTTTAAGAGATGGAGGAGAATTAGAACTTCCGATTTATGCTGATAGCAATAGAGCATGGGAACATATAGAAAAAGTTTTTAATGTAGCAACAAACCAATATAATTGCGTATCAAATTCAATAAAATGTTCTGTTCATGTTCATATAGGAATGAGACCAATTAACAGAACAATTGTAAATGAAGAAGATTTTACAAATGAAAGTATATCTTACAGTCATAATAATAATGATGTCAGATATAGATCAGCTAAAAAAATTAAAAGATATTTTGGTGAGCCTTTACCATTGGAAATTGCTAGAGATATAAGTTATAGAATTGTCAAAGATATAGCTTTATTTTCTACAATGTTGACACCAAAAAGAAGAGACTGTTATTTTGCTGAATATCCAAATAACACCGCCCAAGCTATTCAAAACACTAGAGCAGATATAAATAGCTTAATAAGAGCCATTAGCACAGGAAGAAGCGGTGGTAAATATTCAGCTATTAATTTGTTATCACTTGCACCAAATAACTATAATAACAATGTAAAATATACTATGGAATTTCGCTCACATAGTGGATCTATGGAAATGGAAAAGCTAAGAAATTGGATAAGATTTTTATTAAACTTAGCTTATCATTCAATAGACACTAGATTTGAGCAAGCACAGAGCTTGCTACAGACACCAAACATTATTGCAAGGCAAGGAACAAAGGCACAAATTGTTTGGGAGCTTGCAAGATCAGAAAATGGAGCATCAACTCAAGAACTTATGAATGCTAGTAATATCCAATCAGCACAGAGAATTAGAGTTATGTTTTCAGAATGGAGAAATCAACTAGCAAATACCTTTGGTCAGAATGTTATTGAGACATTAACGCAACAACATTATGGACACCGTTATTCTACTAGTAACGGACAACATGATTTAAACGGCTACAGAATACCAAAAGAAATACAAGGTAATGGCAACGGTTATGTATTTAATGGAGCTGGAGACCCATCTATTCTTGCAGGAATGACACAAGATTTATTGAATGCAACGAATGCAAGAATAGCACAAATAGCTACTCTTAGATCGAGATAACAACAACCAAACAATTGTAATTAAAATGTAAATGGTGGGATTTATTCCCACCTATTTTTTATTTATTAACAGAACAATTGTATTTATTTAATTATTTTAAAAATTATTTAAGTTATTGATTTTATTATATAAATCGGGCATATACACCCTATACACAACCAAATTATATATACAAACAATCAAAAAAAGTTAAAACCGTGTTCCCCTCAAACGACCCCCATCAATTTCAAATACGACCTCAAAAAAAAATTTTATAAAAAAAATCTTGCACTTTTTTGTATTCATTGCTACATCTTGTATGTTAGGAGGGCAATATGCCTAGATATAGATTAAGCTACGGAAGGAAGAGGACGTTTGAGTCTAAAGACATCATGGGTGTTTTGGATTTCATGGGCATAGACAAGGGCAAATCAGAGAAGAAGTGGTTAAAAGACAACGCTATGGACATTTGCAACTATGCTTACAAGCCGATTAGGTTTGGAACGAAGGAAGAATTTGTAGAGGACTTAGTAAAAATCAATTTATTAGAGGAGTTAGCCAATGAAACGTAATGAAAACAGTTATGCGAAGGTAAAAAACAAAGAAATGTTGAATTACCGCAATCAATTAGGGATAAGTCAGGTAAATATGGCACAAAAATTAGGATTGAGCCATAGAATGTGGAATCATTATGAGCATGGAACGAAGCAAGTTCCCATATCTGTAGTTTTATCAGCGAAATATTTGTGTAAAAACATGGATAAGATGGATGAATTGCACAATGAGGTAAAAAAACACGAAGAACCGTTAACGAAATGGGATATTGACAGAATTGAGGCTCTTATGAGGAAGATGAAAGACGATATTTCTGCAAATTCTCAGATAGTTTCCAAGATTTTAGCACAAAGTCACAAAGAAATGGGCTTTCTATTGTCAAAAATAAATTAATCGTATAGTATCTTCACATGAACTAGTTTTATGTGGAGATTTTCATGGCGAATGGACCTTTAGGCGGGAATATGGGTACACCACCTGTACCACCACAACCGCCACAGGTAAGTTTTGAGACAACAGCCCAGAGCAGGGGTAATTTTAACAATTTTTTAAAGTCCATGCCAAATACAACGGCTATGACCCCGATTCCTCCATTGGGGTCAGCTCCTATGATGCCTGCTCCTAATCCTATGAGTAACATTGATATATTCAATCAGCCTCCTTCTATAGGAATGGGCATGATGGGTATGAATCAGCCACAAATGCAACAACCTATGCAACAGCCTATGATGCAATCACCTATGATGGGTGGTCTTATGGGTACACCTGTTCAGAATTTCTTTTTTGGTGGTGAGGCTATGGATTTTGAGGGATTTAGCGATTCATCTGATCCTTTTGGTGGAGGTGACAGTTTTAATGATTCTAATGACACAAGCGATCCAGTAGTTGGGGATACTTTTGACAGATCTACATCTGACGCTTTTCAATCTGCATTAGACGATATAACTTTAGGGTCTGATGACAGTATGTTTGCTGATGACCCAGCAATTGTGGATAGAAGAGGTGTAAATGTAGGGCTAGAGAATACTGGTGGTTTTACAACAGGTGTTGTTCCTAATTTAAGAGGTGAGCGTTTTACAAGATTTGAAACTCCTGATTATGCTTTAAGGGCTTTAGGCAGAGATTTTCAAACCAAGATAAATAGAAACCCTGACTTAACAGTTGGTGATTATTTTGAGACATTTACGCCATCATCTGAAAATCCAGGTGGCACGGGTAATAGAGTAGCAGAATTTACAAGGGCGACTGGCAAAGGTGCTGGAGATCCATTGTCTTTAAATGACATGGGTAACATCATGGATATTCAGTATAAGTTTGAGACTGGACAAGGCAACACACCTGCTGGACGAATAGAAAAAATTGCAACAACTGTTCCGTTAGATAATGAAAATCAAATTGCGAATATATTATCTGGTCTTGATTTAAACAATGCTCTTGCACTTGATAATAAAACTCCAATTGTGACTGCTAACACATTACCACCTCCTAGTGACTACGAAGAAAATGTTGGTGTGCCAGGTGCTTTAAGACAGGGTGATAGAATAGTTGCACCAGGTTCAGGAATAAATTTTCAATACACCACAAAAGGCACAACACCAAAAGAACAAAGAGAGTTAAGAGAACTCCGTGATATTGATGATGCTGAATTTAATCCTACAGTATTAGAAGCAACAGATAGAGGAGGAAGATTTGGCAGAGCATTAGCTAATGATTTTCTAAGTGCAAGAAGAATGCCTGGTACAGCAGTAGGTGATATAATACAATCTATACCTCAAGTTGATTCTTTTGGAGATCCAGCTAGAACTGACCCTAGAACTATGACAGAAAGTGCAATAAAGACAGGCACAGGTCAAATAGCTGGTATGGATGAAAATACATTCAGATCATTATCTGATGAGGCTCAACAGCGTATATTAAGTAACATAGCAACTGCTGATATGGGTACGACTTTTACACCATATGATCCAGAGCCTAATTTTGGTATTGCTCCTGACACTGCATTAGAAACTATGGCGGGTAGACGAGATATTTTTCAGCCAGACGATATTACATTTGATCCAATAACAATTGAAGAAGATGATTTAACGACAGTATCTCCAGATTTATTATCGAGTATAGGTCGTGAACAAAGAATTGATGATGCAAATACATTCAGATCAACTGTTCCTGATGCGGCTAGAATATTTGGTGGTAGACAAGTTTCTAATTTACCGATAGGTTCTCCAGCAAGAGGTGGCACAGCATCTGGAGAAGAGTTAGATCAAGCACCAGTTTTAGGAAGAAGTCCTGGTAGTTTACAAGCTCAATATGGCGATAGACTAGGTCCTATGCTTGCTGGATTAAATCAAACAAGACAAGATGCTTTAGGTGATTTATCTCAACAAAGAGATTTTAATATTCCAGGCACATTTGGAGGTATTTTAAATGCTCTTGGTAATAAATCAAGATCAAGAATGATTGATGCTTTATCAAGTGGTCAGGGTAGTAGATTATTTGGTGGTACTTATGAACCTACACCTATATATCAAGATGGTCGCATAGTTGGTGTTAGGGATCAATATGGCAATTTAATGGAAGGAAGAGATCCTTTTGCTCCTGACACTGGAAGCAATGAAAATGAAGATCCATTAATTCTTAGACCCATTGCAAAAGCAAAAGAAGAAGAAGTAGAAGAAAAGGATGATACACCACCAAACATAATAGGTGGTGGTGACGCTCCTGCTCCTACAGCTCCTAAGTCTGTGGTTGTTGATTCACCATTTACAAGTAATGTTTCAAATTTTGTTCCCTCTACTTTTAACACAGGAGACATCAACAAATTAATTGCGATGTTGACAGATGTTCCTGCTCCTAAGTCTATGAAACAAGGTGGAGTTGCACAATTTCAAAATGGTGGCAGAGTGGATCAAGCATTGGATAGATTTTTAGCGACAGCATAATGGAACAGGCTCTAACAGCTTCAGAATTTGCAGAGTATCTTAGTGATGATGAAATATCTAAGATTACTCCGCTTCTTGATCGTCTTAAAGTTTTAGAAGAACAAAAAACCAGCCAAGACAATTATTTAAAATTTGTAAAGAAGATTTGGCCCACCTTCATTGAGGGCAAGCATCATAAGATATATGCAGACAAGTTACAGAAGGTAGCTGACGGTAAGATTAAGCGTTTGATTGTTAATATGCCACCTCGACATACGAAGTCAGAGTTTGCGAGTTATTTGTTTCCTGCATGGCTCATGGGTAGACGACCTGATTTGAAGATAATACAGGCGACACACACGGCAGAACTAGCTGTAGGTTTTGGTCGTAAGGTAAAGAACCTTATTGATAGCGATGATTTTAGGGATATATTCCCAGAGATAAAATTAGCTAGTGATGCGAAGGCATCTGGCAGATGGTCAACAAATGGTGGCGGAGAATATTACGCTGTTGGAGTTGGAGGTGCGTTAGCTGGTCGTGGTGCTGACTTATGTATCATTGATGATCCTGTATCAGAGCAAGATGCGTTGAGTCCGACAGCGTTAGATGGTATTTACGAATGGTATACATCAGGACCTAGACAAAGATTGCAACCAGGTGGATCAATCATTATTGTTATGACCAGATGGGGTATTAAAGACCTGACAGCTAGAGTTATATCCAAGCAAGCTGAAGGAGGAGCAGACAGATGGGAAGTCGTGGAGTTTCCTGCAATATTTCCAGATACAAACAATGTACTTTGGCCCGAATATTGGAGTCGAGAGGAGTTAGACGGAGTAAAAGCGTCAATTCCAGTAGCCAAGTGGAATGCACAATATATGCAGAACCCAACGGCAGAAGAAGGAGCTATAATAAAAAGGGAGTGGTGGAATGTTTGGAATAATAGTGAACCACCTCCGTGTTCATACGTCATACAATCATACGATACCGCTTTCAGTAAAAATGATCGTGCTGACTTTAGTGCTATTACTACTTGGGGGATATTTACTCCAGTAGAAGGTGAGGGTGATGCGATTATTTTACTTGATGCGGAGAAGGGTAGATGGGATTTTCCAGAACTAAAGCAAAAGGCTTATGAACTAAACGAGGCTTACGATCCTGATATGATTTTAATAGAGCAAAAAGCGAGTGGTACGCCTTTAACACAGGAGTTAAGACGTATGGGTGTACCTGTTACACCCTTTACACCGAGCAAAGGTGCTGATAAGTTTGCAAGGATGAATGCTTGCGCACCTGTGTTTGAAAGTGGTATGGTATGGAGACCAGATGCTAATTTTGCAGAGGAAGTTGTTGAGGAATGTGCGAGTTTTCCACATGGAGACCATGATGACTTGGCAGATTCGATGACACAGGCTATACTAAGATTCAGACAAGGTGGTTTTATATCCACACCTGATGATGAAGAATTTGAACCAGGATATAGAAGAAAAATGGAGTATTATTGATGACCAAAAGATTGCAAAAAAATCTTTCCAAAGCAGTTTCAAATACAGACATAAATAAACTTATGGAAATAATAAAAAGTCCAAGCATGGACAGCATTCCAAAAAATTTACAAGATATTGCAAAGCAATTAGGTAAATCAGTGCAGAAAAAAGAAATGGGTGGCGAAGTTATGGACACAACCAAATCCATGCCTGTTGGTATGATGGACGGTGGTAAAGTCAAGAAGATGAACATGGGCGGTGTCATTGGTGGTCGTGGTGGAAAGTTCAAAGGAGTTAGATAGTGTCAGACGAAGCCGATAGAATTAGAACTTACCAAGAATTAGCAAGGCGTGGTCAGCCTGTGCCTGGTAAGAACTTTGGAACTGGCGTTACTCCTAAGACAAAAAAGATAGAGCCAAAAGTAAAGGAGATAAATCCTGGCAAGAATGTTCAACTTAAATTGTTAAGATTAGGTGGTAATGTGAGTAAAAGCAAAAACCCGTTAGCTGGTTTAAAGATGGCTACTAATATAGCTAATCAAGAAAGTAAGGATTTAGCTAAATTAAAGAAAATGGCTAAAAAGCCTCGTAAAATTAAAATGAAAAGACCCACTAACTTAGATATAAGAAACGCATCTATCACTAAACCAACGACAATGGGTATAAACAAAGCAACAATTATAAAAGCAGAGAAAGGTGGACTAATGGAAGCAATTGATAAAGTAAAAGCAAAAGAAATGAAATTAGGTGGTGAAGCAAAACCTTTAGTGGGCGGTCAAAAGAAACTAGACAAAAACAAAGATGGTAGAATATCTGGTGATGATTTTGCTATGATGGAAATGGGTGGCAAAGTAGAGAAATACGGTGGCGGCGGTAAAGTCAAAGGTGGCAAGATGTCATGTCGTGGCATGGGTGCAGCAATCAAAGGTGGCGGCTTTTCTATTAGATAGGATTTAAAATGGCAATCGAAAAAATAAATGGTATTGATGGCGCAATGCCTCCAGAGATAGAGTCTAATCTAGTTGATTTGACAGAACAGCCTATGATTGAAGGTGTTACAGAATTAGATGATGGATCAGCTATCATTGGTGAGATGGAGATGCAAGCAGAAACTCCTATTGCCATTCCTTTCGATGCAAACTTAGCAGAACATATTGACGAAGATATATTGTCAGAAATATCCAATGAGATTATAGGCAATATAGAAGATGACACTAATTCAAGAAGTGATTGGGAAGAACAATACAAAGGTGGTCTTGAGTTACTCGGTATGAGTTATGAAGACAGATCAGAACCTTTCGAGGGTGCATCTGGAATAGTACATCCACTACTTGCTGAATCCGTTACACAGTTTCAGGCACAGGCATATCGTGAAATGCTACCTGCTGGAGGACCTGTTAAGACTTCAATTATTGGAGCAGAAACTCCAGAAGTAACAGCTCAAGCAGAGCGTGTTAAAAATTATATGAATTATCAAATAACTTACGAGATGGAAGAATATGATCCAGAATTAGATCAAATGTTATTTTATCTTCCAATTGTAGGTTCAGCATTTAAAAAAGTTTACTTTGATCCAACAATGCAAAGAGCAGTAAGTAAGTTTGTGCATTCTGAAGACTTAATTGTTCCGTATAGTGCAACAGACTTAGCGACTGCTACGAGAGTTACTCACTGCATTCGTATGGACAAAAATGAAATTAAAAAATTACAATTATCAGGATTTTACAAAGATATAGACCTTCCTAGTTCTGGTGCTGATTCAGATGGCACGAATGATGTGAAGGATACAATTAATGAGATAGAGGGTATTACAAGTAGTTCTTCACAGAACGAAGAAATGATGATTTATGAAGTTCACACAGATTTGGATATTGAGGGGTTTGAAGATATTGGAGCTGATGGTGAACCGACAGGATTGAAGATGCCCTATATCGTCACAATCATGGAGGACACTGGGGATGTCTTATCAATCAAACGGAATTTCAATGAAAGCGATCCGCTCCGTAGGAAAGTGCCTTATTTTGTGCATTATAAGTTCCTACCTGGTCTTGGGTTTTATGGTTTTGGTCTCACGCACACTATAGGTGGTCTTTCCAGAGCTTCAACATCAATACTTAGACAATTAATAGATGCTGGTACATTGTCTAATCTTCCAGCAGGTTTCAAAGCTAGAGGAGCTAGAATAAGAGATGACGAAACACCTCTTAATCCTGGCGAATTTAGAGATGTGGATATGGTCGGTGGTGATCTAAGACAAGCTATCATGCCATTACCATTTAAAGAACCATCACAGACATTATATTCTCTTATGGGAACATTAATTGATTCTGGTAGACGTTTTGCATCTATGGCTGACATGAAAGTTGGTGAGATGCAGGGCAACGCTCCTGTTGGCACAACTATGGCTATCATGGAGCGTGGCACGAAGGTTATGTCAGCCATTCATAAACGTCTTCATTATTCGCAGAAGATAGAGTTTAAGCTATTAGCTCGTGTTTTCTCTATGGATGTTCCAATGTATCCGTATCAAGTGCCAGGTGCGCCACCAGAAATAAAACAAGCTGATTTTGATGACAGAATAGATATATTACCTGTTTCTGATCCTAACATATTCTCAATGTCACAACGTATCGCTTTAGCTCAAACTCAATTGCAGTTGGCTCAAAGCAATCCAGAAATTCATGGGCAGAATGGTATGTACCAAGCCTATCGTAAAATGTACGAAGCGTTAGGCGTTACGAACATAGACCAAGTGTTGCAACCTCCCCCACAACCAATGCCCATGAACCCAGCAAAAGAAAATCAAGAGGCATTAAGATTAGCTGTGTTAACTGCATTTCCAGAACAAAATCATCAGGCACATATCACTGCACATTTAGCTATGATTTCTACTCCTGTAGCACAATCAAATGCGTCAATACTTATGACATTGCAAGGTCATATATCCGAGCATATAGCCATGATGTCTGAAATAACTGCACAGCAAGAAGTTATGGCAACGATACCGCCAGAGCAACAAATGATGATGCAACAAGATCCTAACATGCAAAAGCAGATAGCAGATCAAGTTGCATCAAGAGCAGCCGAAATTGCAGCCGAAGTGCAAGAGCAATATGCACAAGCACTTACACCTCCTCCACAAGAAGACCCTCTTGTTAGTTTAAGAAAACAAGAATTGGCTCTTCGTGGTTCTGAGATACAGCAAAAAGCCGAACAATTTCAGAAAAGAGCAGAAATGGATGCACAGAAAGAGTCAAATGATACAATGATTGACAACAAACGTCTTCAGCAACAAGAAGAAATTGCTCAAGATAGAATACAAACTCAACGAGATATAGCAGCTATGAATGCTATGAAAGGAGGAAGAAGTGGTTAGTTCAGTTCGTGCAGGAATGATTGCACAAGAAAAAGAAAAGAAGAGACAAACAAGACTTGCTGAAGAAATGGCAAAACAAGGCATAGTGACTTCACCAGAAGTTGTTATGAAAACAATAATAAAACAAAATCCTTTGGAAGTATTAGAGGTTATAGCAGATGTCGAACCAAAAACGGAACAAAGCACAAAAGAAGATAAACCAAAGAAAAAGACAAAAGCCAAAAAACAAACCAAAAATAATAACAAAGTTCTCAAAGATAGCTAGACCTCAAAGGTTTGAAGGTGTTTTTTAAGAGGTAAATATGGTAGTTGCAGAAATTCTTACTGGTATTGCTCTAGTTCAAAAATCAGTAGATTTCATAAAGAGCAACATAGGTACAGTAAACGACATAAAAGATATAGCTAAACAGATAGATGGTTTCTTTGAGGGTGAAGCTCAAATGAATAAAGGTCAAGGCAAAGGTCTTGGCATCAAAGAACAGTTTGGAGTTGAGTCAACTGCTAGTGATTTTATAGATAGAAAGTTATTAGAAGAAAAAAGACACGAACTTAAAATGATAATCAACTTGAGGTTTGGTCCTACTGCTTGGGATCAAATTTTAGCTGAAAGAGCAAATAGAATAAATGAAGCTAAAGAAGCTGTTAGATTAAAAAAAATTGAGGCAAGACAAAAACAAAAAGAAATAATAGATGTTTTGCAAACAGCAGGGATTGTTTTCTGTGTTATTGCAGTTTTAGGTATTACTATAGCTATGTATTTTAAAGCATTTGCTTATGAGTACAAATCTAAAGATTACACAAGACAACAAAAAATACAAAGAGGCGAAATAGTTTTGCCAACTATGACTACTTGTAGGCTTACAAAACAAAAAGTTTTTAAAGATAAAATGGCTTGTATTTATGAGGGTGCAAATAAAACATATGAACTAGAATTTACTGATATACACATTGGTTGCCCTAGACAGTATAAATGTGTTCTTAATCCCAATGGCAAAGAGCCAAGCATTGATAAAGTTATGGAAAGTTTAAGGAGTATAGCCAAATGACAGCATTTATGCTGTACTGTACGTTAAACGGATTTTTAGTTAAAGAAGGAGCAATTTATTTTCGTAATGTAAATGATTGTTTGAGATTTGAAAAAAAACTTAGTAATCAAACATTTATGAAAAATAATGAAGAACAAGTTTATGATTGTATTTGTAAACTGATTCCTAAAGTTGATCCTAAAAAAGTGAGGGTTTATTGATGACAGAAGATAAAAAGAAAATAATTAATGTGGACATAGGTCAGAATAGTTTTGAGCTTATTCTTCGCATATTAGGAAATGAGTTTATTGCAATAAAGATTGGCTCAACTAATTTTTCTGGTAAATTAATAGCAGGCGGTATTTTATTATTGTTTTTTACTTTTATGATATTAGAAGTGTTTGGGTTGAATGAGGCGTTGATGAAATGAATGTAGATACTTTTTTAAGATGGAAAATATTACCAAGATTGATGATGCTTGCTAGTACAGTAATGTCTTGGCGTTGTGCAGAATGGTTTATGGGTTTGGAAGACCCAACCGCATCGCAATCAGCATTTGTATCTGTAGTTATGGGTGTAATGACAGGTGTATTTGGTATATGGATGGGTCACGAACATAAGGGAGATAATAATGTTAACAGCGTTAATAGGACCAGTAAGTAATTTACTTGGTAAGTTTATAGAAGACAAAGACATGAAGAATAAGTTGGCACATCAGGTGGCAACGATGGCTGAGAATCATGCGCAGGAGCTTGCGAAAGGTCAAATAGAAATAAACAAGGCAGAAGCACAGCATAAATCCATATTTGTGGCGGGCTGGCGACCCTTTATCGGTTGGACCTGCGGCATTGCCCTATGTTGGCATTTCGTACTTGCACCTGTTACTATGTTTGTATGTGCTTACTTATCTGTGCAAATACCAGAATTACCAACTTTTGATATGGGTTCACTTATGACTGTTTTGATGGGAATGCTTGGATTGGGCGGCTTGAGGACATATGAAAAGCAAAAAGGATTAACAAAATAATGTTATGGCATTGGTTGAGATTAGCAAAATGTTTTAATAAAATTGGTAATTATTTTTATTATAAACATGTAAAATGTTTAAGAATATCACAAGGTAGAGGTAAATAATTGTGGACGGAATTAAATTAGCAGAGTATTTATATAAGAACATACGTCAAAGAAAAGAGGAATTAGCTCAATCTTTGGCTGATGGTTCGATAGACTCAATGGAAGACTATCGGTTCATAACAGGTCAAATACGAGGAATGACTTGGGTTGAAGAAGAATTAAAATCCTCGATGAAAGGTACAGACTTAGATGACTAAGAAACTGATCGTGCCAGAGCGGTTTATGGCACAAAAAAAAATAAACCCAACTCCTCCCCCTATAAGTAAAGCATTTGATGATAAAGAAGATGCTAATCCAAACTCAAAAGATCCGTCTAAAATGGAAGCATCAGCACTTGATCGCTTGCCAAAACCAACTGGATATAGAATGCTTGTTATTCCATATTATGTTCCAGAAAAGGTTAATGGTATTATAATACCTGATAAGACGAGAGATCGTGAGAGTTTTGCAAGTGTCGTAGCATACGTTGTGAAAGTAGGACCTGATGCTTACAAAGATAAAGATAAATTCCCAAGTGGAGCGTGGTGTTCTGAGAAAGATTGGGTGCTTATGGGTAGATATGCTGGAAATAAGTTCAAAGTGGACGGTTTAGAGCTAAGAATCATAAATGACGATAATATTATTGCATCTATACTTGACCCTAAAGACATTTCTTATATATAATGGAGAGCATAATGGATAACGAAACACAAACACAAGAAGCACAGGAAGAAAAATTTGTCTACGAAGTAGAAGATGATACACCTGTTGCTGAAGAAAAAATTGAAACTTCACCAGAAAAAAAAGATGGAGAAGACCGAACAATTGTTCGTGAAAAAAATGAAGAGCCTGAAGAACTTGAAGCATATAGCGACAATGTTCAAAAAAGAATTAATCAATTAACAGCTAAACGTAAACAAGCATTAGAAGAAGCAGAAGCTGCTTTTAATTTTGCTCAACAACAAAAAAATGAAAATGAACAATTAAAGCAACAGCTTAATCAGTTAAATCAAGGCTATACTTCTGAGTTTGGTAATAGAATTGAATCACAAACTGCTCAAGCTAAAAAACTTTATAAGGAGGCTTTTGATGCTGGAGATGCTGAAAAAATGTCTGAAGCGAGTGACCTTATGGCTAAACTCGCTATTGAAAATGAAAGACTCAGAATCCAAAAAGCTCGTGCTGAGCAAGCGGGAGCAACTGGAAATAATGCGGAAAAGAGCAATGTTGAACAGGAAACCTCGCAAACGAGGCAGACCGCCCAAAAACAAGATTTAGATCCAAAACTACAAAAATGGTTAGATAACAATTCTTGGTTTGGAACTGATATGATTATGACTAGCGGAGCAAGAGCTATACATGAACAATTAGTTGGACAAGAAGGTTTTGATCCGTCAACTGATGATTATTATGCAGAAGTTAGCAAGCGTATGGCTGTTGAGTTTCCGCACAAATTTAAGGGAGGACAGAAGAACACCCAATCTGTAGCTCCTGCGTCCAATGGACGGTCTCTAAAAAAGGGTGGTAAAAAAACTATTGAGCTAACACCTGGTCAGGTAGCCTTTGCTAAAAAAATGAGGATACCTTTAGAAAAATATGCACAGGAAGTTGCTAAAATAGAAAAAACAAAAGGAGTAGCGTAATGGCTGATCGTACTAATCGAGAGTCGCAAACTCGTGAAAAAAATGCGAGAGTACAACAGTGGAAACCACCGTCAACGCTAGATGCTCCAGAAGCACCTGTGGGTTATAAACACAGATGGATAAGAGAACGAGTTATGGAATATGATGATAGATCAAATATTCATAAACGGCTTAGAGAAGGATATGAATTAGTTCGTGCTGAAGAATATCCCGACTTTGATGCGCCTGTAATTGATGAAGGCAAAAATGCTGGAGTAATCGGTCAGGGTGGTCTTTTGTTAGCACGGATACCTGATGAACTTGTCGAGCAGAGAAATGAATATTATCGAAACAAGACAAATAATCAAATGGAGGCTATTGACAGAGATATGATGAGAGATTCAAATTCTGCAATGCCTATGCTTAAACCTGAGAGACGTTCTCAAGTCGCCTTTGGTGGCAAAAAGTCCGTTGACTCGTAATTTTAATTTTAAGGAGACTTAAATGGCAAATCAAGATGCTGCTTTCGGATTACGTCCTGTTAAAAGAATAGGTGGAACACCCTATACTGGTGGACAAAGCCGATATAGAATCGCTGCCAATTATGGAACTGCTATATTTCAAGGTGATTTAGTAATGCAAGTCACTGGCGGAGGCGTGGAAATTCACGCTGATGGTGGTACTGTTCCGATAGTTGGAGTATTCAATGGTTGTAGGTACACAGACCCTACAACTGGAAAAGAAACCTTTTCCAACTTTTACCCTGCAAGTACAAATGCTTCCGACATTGAGGCTTTTATCATTGACGACCCAATGGTTGTTTTTGAAATTCAATGTAACGCTGCATTTCCAATTGCAGATTTACTTGGTAACTTTGATGTTGTTTATACAACAGCAGGGTCTACTGTCACGGGAATTTCTGGTGCAGAATTAAATGTATCTGATGGAGCAACCACTGCTGGTTTACCTCTAAAGGTTATAGATATTTCTCAAGATCCAGAAAATTCAGATGTTTCATCAGATGCAACCAATGTCTATGCTGTGATTCAAAATCACATCTTTGGACAAAAAGGTGCAGGATTAGCATAAGGGAGTTTAGATTATGGCTATATCAAGAGCGCAACTAGTTAAAGAACTAGAACCTGGTCTAAATGCCCTTTTTGGCATGGAATATGACCGTTACGATAATGAGCATGCGGAAATCTATGATACAGAATCATCAGACAGAGCGTTTGAAGAAGAAGTAATGATTAGTGGTTTCGGCAATGCTGCAACTAAATCAGAGGGTGCTGGTGTATCTTTTGATAGTGCAAACGAAGTATATACATCAAGGTATACAATGGAGACAGTTGCATTAGCTTTCGCATTAACTGAGGAAGCAATGGAAGATAATCTCTATGACCGTCTTGGTGCTAGATATACAAAAGCACTAGCAAGATCAATGGCACACACTAAGCAAGTAAAAGCTGCTTCGACTCTAAACAATGCGTTTAGTTCTAGCTTTACTGGTGGTGATGGAAAAGAGCTTTGTGCTACAGACCATCCTCTAGGTGGTGGTGGAACATTCTCAAATGAACCATCAAGTGCCGCTGACTTAAACGAAACATCATTAGAAAGTGCATTAATTGACATTTCTAATTTTGTTGACGAGAGAAACATGATTGTAGCTCTTCGTGGTATGAAGTTAATCATTCCACCAGCACTACAGTTTGTTGCTGATCGTTTATTAGAGTCAACTCTAAGACCTGGAACTGCTGACAATGATGTAAACGCAGTTAAGAACATGGGGATGTTACCAGAAGGTTACGTTATCAACCATTTCTTAACAGATACAGATGCGTTTTTCATCAAAACAGATGCTCCAAATGGTTTCAAATACTTTGAAAGAACACCATTAAGCACAAGCATGGAAGCAGACTTCGACACAGGAAATATGAGATATAAAGCAAGAGAAAGATATGCTTTTGGATTCTCTGATCCTCGTTGTGTGTTTGGATCACCAGGCGCAGCTTAACGAACAATTGTTCGATTATTAAAAGGGTGGCTTGCGAGTCACCTTTTTTTTATGTATACTTAAATTACCTTGACGAAGAATTAACTTCGACAAATGCCACGACAAGGAGATTTACATGGCTAATACAACTTTTAAAGGAACTCTACGTTCTGAAGGTGGATATTCATCTATTGCTACTGCTGCAAGCACAGGAGTAGAAACAACTCAAATGTCAATTTCATCTGCTGGATTTGCATCTATGGATGCCAATACAATGGCAGTAGAAGCTGGTACTGGTATAACAACTGGTACTGGAACTATTTACAGAAGCTCTGTTCAAAGAGTTGGTGGAATAATAACAACAAGAATTTTAATTGACTTAACTGGTTTAAGATCAACTGGTTCAGGCGATATT